CCTGCCATATCCGCCTCGAAAATTTCCGTTAGCGTTTCCGTTAAATTTCCGTTATCTAAACCTGAATATAACGAGATATGCCAGAACGGACAACAAAAAATCCCGTTAAACCGAGGCTTAACGAGATATGACAAATAGGTCTGGTGCCCGGGAATGGATTCGAACCAGCACGCCCGCGAAGAGTGCGTCTACCAATTTCGCCACCCGGGCACAGTAAGCCGCAAAACTATTTATCCTCAAGGCAAACGGTTTTCAAGGCCCTGTCACACCATCA